AACAAATTATCTTGAAAATAAATTAATTGATCACTTCCTTGGGACTACTACTTATACAAAACCAGCTGCTGTTTATGTTGGTCTCTTTACTGTTACCCCAGGTGAGGCTGGTGGTGGCACCGAGGTTAGCGGCGGAAGCTACGCTCGCCAGGCTGCAACCTTTAATGCATCAGCATCTGGTTCAACCACAAATGATGCCAATATTGATTTCACATCAATGCCATCTGCCACAACAGTGGCGATTGGTATTTTTGATGCATCTACATCTGGAAACATGTTGCTTTATGGGCTATTGACTGCAAATAAAATAACAGATGCTGGTGACACTTTAAGAATTGCAACAGGTAGCTTAACAATAAGCATTGATTAAAAAGGAGGTGTTTTGTGCGAAGAGAGTTTAGTGGGGCAGTTCTGCAAACAGCTTTGGCTTCTTCTTTGTCAAACTCAGCAACTTCTTTTACCGTAGTAGATGGTTCTACTTACCCAAGCGGTAGCAACCCTTTCGTTGTTGTTGTTGATCGTGGTGTCAACACAGAAGAAAAAATTTTAATTTCGTCTAGATCAACTAATGTTTTTACAGTATCTCAAAGAGGCTATGATGGCACAACAGCTGTTGCTCATAACTCTGGGGCGTTTGTAGATCATGTTCTTGATGCAATTACTATACAAGATATGAATACCACAACTTACGATAATGAAGTTTTGGTATGGATGGGGGTTTAAATGGCCAATCTAACACCAAAAAGTTTTTATATAGGAACTAGTTCTACGGGTTCTAATGTTTACACTACAGCTAATACTGTAGGAAATTATTCAATTATCAAAAACATTAACCTTTGCAATACAACCAGCTCTAACGCTGTGTGCAGTATTCATATTCTTGTAGGTGCTGCTTCCCCTGCAGCTAATAATAAAATTTTGAGTAATGTTAATGTGTTGTCAAATAATGTTGTGTTCTATAACACTTCAGTAGTTATCCCGGCAAACAGTAAATTACATGTAGATCAGGTAACAGCTAATGCCGTAACATTCACAGTCAGCGGTGTTGAGTATGCCTAATCTTACCGGCCAAACTTTAGTTGATGTAGCAGTTGTAAGCGGTGCTACTGTTTCAGCAAACCCGCCGGGTTCTGCTGAGATTGGTCAATTATGGTTTGATGAAGATATCGGTAAAACTTTTGTTTATTATGATTCTCAATGGGTTGAAATTGGTTCAGGTTCGGGAATCACTTCGGTAACTGTAAGTTCTTCTCCGCCAGCATCTCCGATTGAAGGAGAAATGTGGTTTGATTCCGACACTGCTCAATCGTTTACTTATTATGATTCACATTGGGTTGAGTTGGGCGGAACAGCAATGGCTGCTCAAGTTTCAGCATCAGCTCCAGCAGACCCAATTGCTGGACAAATTTGGTATGATTCATCTACTGGCGCAACATTTGTTTATTATAGCAATAATTGGGTTGAGATAGGTTTTACTCCTGTTGATCCTATATTAAACACTATTGATGCAAAAGGTGATTTAATTGTTGGCACAGCTGATAACGCTGCTTCAAAATTAATAGTTGGTGCAAACGGAACTGTTTTAAGAGCAAATTCTAGTACAGCAACAGGTCTTGAGTGGGCTACACCAACGGTTTATCAAGCAGTTGTCGCAAACGTATCGGATACCGAGATTGGTTATCTTGATGGCGTTACATCTGCTATTCAAACACAGCTGGATACAAAAGCGTCAACGGGTAAGGCAATCGCTATGGCGATTGTTTTCGGTTAACAAGGAGAAATCATGGCAGCACCAAATATAGTAAACGTAGCAACAATCACAGGCAAAACAGCAGTTCTTGCTGTAACGACTTCTGCGACAGCAATCGTCACAAACAGTGCTGCAAGCGGACAGGTATTGAAGGTTAATGCCTTGTATGTATCAAATGTTGACGGCACAAATACGGCTGATATAAATGTGGATATATTTCGTTCTTCTACTGCTTATCATATTGCTAAAACTGTTGCGGTTCCAGCAGACTCAACTTTGGACATTATTTCTAAGTCCATTTATTTAGAAGAGGGCGATACTCTTCGTTTAACAGCAAGCGTGAACTCTGACTTAGAAGCAGTTTGCAGTTATGAGATTATTGCCTAATGCGTTCTAACGGCGGAATTATCGGAGGGAAGAAGACGGTAACTGGTGCTGCTGCGTCTGGTATTTGGGCTATGCGTGACCAACAAAGAGAAAGAGGTGCAAGCAACTGGCCAAGCGTTCCTTTTAATGCAACAGTAACTTTGTTGGGTGGCGGTGGAGGCGGTGGTACTGGTAATATGCAATGGGCTAGCGGTGGTAGTGGCGGAGGTTATTTAGTTGCAGATTTTTTAGTAGCAGAATCTGTTAGTTATTCAACAACTGTCGGTGCTGCTGGAGCAGGGCAAACTGCCTGTAACAACTCAGACCATAGAACTGTTGGAAAAGGAGGAGACTCTATTTTTTCTTCAGCTTCTGCTGGTGGCGGGCAAGGTGGTAACGCACTGAATGTTGGAGTGAGTGGAATCGGTGGGACAAATGTTACTACTGGGTCAGTAAGCGTTACTACGAATTATGTTGGACAAACTGCAGTATATACAAGTGGCGACTACAACAATGCAGGTGGAAATAATGGTTTAAGAAATGGTAATGGAACAACAACTTACGGAGCAGGAGCATCTGGAGGTCCGAATAGCACAGCAGGAGCGTCTGCTTCAGGAAAAGGCAACGGTGGTGCTGGTGGTCCATCATGTCAGACCCCCACTGCTGGAGGAGGTAATGGCTCTATAGGTGTAGTTATTTTGACATATCCAGATTCAAAGACGATTACTATCGGTGCAGGTTTAACAGGTACGACAGCGGCTCCATCTGGGGGTTTTAAAACAACCACAATCACCGCTGGTACAGGAAATGTGAGTTGGGCATAATGAATACTGAATCAAATCTCATCAATAAACAATGTAAAATATACAACGGAGAAATATAAACATGGCACATTATGCATTTCTAGATCCCGAAAATATTGTTACCGAAGTTATCGTTGGTAAAAACGAGGGCGAAGACGGTATTGATTGGGAGCAATGGTATGGGGAGTTTCGTGGTCAAACATGCAAACGCACCTCGTACAACACTTATGGTGGTCAGCACAACAATGGTGGTACCCCATATCGTAAAAACTATGCAGGCATTGGCTATAAGTATGACGCAACACTAGACGCTTTCTATGCCCCACAACCATATCCATCGTGGATTCTTGATGAAGATACCTGTGTTTGGGAAGCTCCTGTTGCTTACCCATCAGGAGGGGGCGCGTACTCGTGGAATGAAGAGAACCAAAATTGGGATGAGGTAACACTGTAATGCCAGCTATCATATTTCCTAACTCTCCGGCTGTAAATGATGTTTTTACTGCCGGATCTCGTATATGGGTGTGGAATGGCACAGCTTGGATTGCAGATACTGGAGTTGCGTCTGCAGCCATAACTTCAAATGATATTGCTGATGGTTCTATTTCAACAGCAAAACTTGCTGCTGGCGCTATCACAACAGCAAAAATTTCTGACACAGCAGTAACAGCAGCAAAAATTGCTGATGATGCTGTAACAGCAGCAAAAATTATTGCTAGTGCGATCACAACAGCAAAAATTGCTGATGATGCTGTAACGGCAGCAAAACTTGCTGACACAGCAGTAACAGCAGGGTCGTATACAGCTACAAATATTACTGTTGACGCTCAAGGCAGAATCACAGCTGCTTCATCAACTTCTACAGCCAGTTTTGCAACACTTGCTAACTCAACATTTACTGGAAACATTGTTCTTCCAAGCACTACAACGATTGGTGATGTTTCATCTACTGAACTTAGTTACTTAAATAATGTTTCTTCGGCTATTCAAACACAATTGGATAACAAACAGGCAGTCGTTGCAAACGTATCTGATACAGAGATTGGATACCTTGATGGCGTTACATCGGCTATTCAGACTCAGTTAAACAATAAACAAGCAGTTGTCGCTAATGTCTCGGATACCGAGATTGGATATTTAGACGGTGTTACTTCGGCAATTCAAACACAATTAAATAACAGTATTGATTATTATATTACTAATTCCGGAAGTGGTGCGTATTTAGTTAATGGTGTTTCTAATGGGACTATTCATTTTGTAAAAGGTAAAAGATATAAAATTATAATTAATGCATCAGGCCATCCATTTTGGATTCAAACGGTTTCTGGAGGATATGCATCAGGCAGTGTTTACAGCACAGGTGTTACAAACGGGGGAACAGACAATGGCACAATCATTGTAGAGCTTCCGCAAAATGCACCAGATACGCTTTATTATGCTTGCCAGTATCACAGCTCAATGGCTGGTTCTATTTCAACAATTGCTGTTGAACCAGCAGTTGTAACAAGTTTAGATCTTAAGGTTAGTAAAACATCTTTGCCAGTATCGGTTTCTGATTATGGTGCTGTTGGTGACGGAACAACAAATAACACCACCGCTTTCTCTAATGCTGCTCAAGCAAGAACTGGGGCTGTAACTTTTTCTGATAACGGCATTACAAGAGCTAATTCTGTTTTTGTAACAGTCCCAGATGGTGTTTATGCTTTATCAACTTTAGTGGATACAGGTGGGCGTGAAGTTATTTGGGTGCTAGATAGAGGTGCTCGCATCTTAAATCCAGAATATTTGAATGGCGAGATTCTTCGTCATGGGCAAAGAATTACGCAAGCGCCATTTGGTAATGAAGATAATGCAACCGGATTTGCTGTTCGTTTGTATCCGAATGGTTCAAATTATAATGATGCCGCCGAAGTTCTTGGGTTAGCAAATGAAGCAGATCTTTCTACCTATACAGACAGGGATGCTGTTTCAATGTTTGCTGATGTATACGCCCCTGCACCAACATTAACATTGGCTAACGCAACATATACTGCTACTACAGTTGTTCCGGCTTCAGCAATAAGTTCTACAAATTTAAAATTGTTGCGCAAGGGAATGATTATTGATACCGCTCATAGTCCGACAAAGTTTAGTGGGTTTGTAACTGATTGGGCTGCTAACGGTACAAGTATTTCAGTTGAAGGTTGGTATCTTGCTAACGGCACAGTTCAATCTGCTTCTACACCATCTGGATCAGCAACTGCTTATGTAAACCCATTCACAAAAGTGTGGGCACATAATGCAAATGTTTTAATGGATGCTTCATCGCATGCATCAGCAATGACTGGTTTTGAATTGGGTCTTGTTGATAACAAGGAAGCATCAACTGCCGCTACTGGTGGTTCACACTATGTGTGGGGTTTTGACGCTGTGAATCTTGGTACATATAAAGTTCAAAGTTTCTTTGTTGCTCGTGGTTCAGGTTTTGTTGGTTTAAGAGTAGATGATGCAGATACTGCTTTGTATTACACAGGCGGCACGAATATTATTGATGCATATATTTCTAGTCAGCGTTCAGCACTTATTCGTGCCGATGGAACAATGGAACTTGGTAAACAAAACACCGCGGCAACTTGGACTATGGATCTCCATACTTCAGGTAATGCTGAGGCGGTAAACGATTATGATGCAAGAATCCAAGCAACCGGAGGTACAACTACTGACGGAACCGCAACAGTAACTTTCTTTGCTTCAAATACTGATACACAAACTTTACGCCCAAGAACTGATGACGAATATACTCTTGGAGGCCCATCACGCAGATGGACAATTGTTTATGCAACAACAGGAACTATTAACACATCTGATGAAAGAGAAAAAGAGCAAATTGGCGACATCAATGAAGCAGTTTTGCGGGCTTGGGGTAATGTTGAATATCAGCAGTTTAAATTTAAAGATGCTGTTGTGAAAAAAGGTGACGGGGCTAGATGGCATATTGGGTTAGTTGCTCAGAGAGTTAAGGAAGCATTTGAGGCTGAAGGTGTTGATCCTTTTGCATACGGTATTCTTTGTTATGATGAGTGGGAAGAACAAGAAGAAAAAATTGAAGAAGGTGTAGGGGTTGTCCAACAATTTGAAGCCGCTGGCAGTAGATATGGTATTCGTTATGAAGAAGCTTTGGCTTTAGAGTGCGCTTATCTTAGACAAAGATTGAACAGCGTGGTATGATAATACATAGTATTTGAGGTAACTAATGGCTTTAGATTTTCCTAATTCTCCTTCAGTCAATGATCTTTTTACGGTCAATGGACAAACTTGGTCTTATAACGGCTCAGCGTGGGTTGTCCGTGCTCTTGCTTCTGCAATTGCTACGGGAAGTATTACGGAAGATAAAATAGCAGATGGTTCTATTACAGCCGCCAAAATCGCTGACGGAACTATTGTTGCTGCTGAAATTGCAAATAGTGCAATTACAACAGCAAAGATAAATAATTTAGCCGTAACTGAAGCAAAACTAAATGCTGATGCTGTTACAACAGCAAAGATTGCCGATGGCGCTGTTACAGCAGCAAAACTTGGCAACGATATTTCGTTAACTCCAGCCGATGGTTCTATAACTGCCGCAAAGATTGCTTCTAATGCTGTTACAACGGCAAAAATTTTAGATGCTAATGTTACTCAAGCAAAACTTGGAACAACTCTTTCAGCAGTAACTATTACCACAGCCGCCAACAGAGACACTGCTGTTCCCAGTCCTTTTACGGGTCAATTGGTTTTTTTGACCGATACTAAGAAAATTCAAGTGTGGGATGGAACTAGTTGGCTAAATATTACTATTGCTCCACCATTACCACCAACAAGTTTGAGTGCTACAGCGCTTAGTACAACTTCTGTTTCTGTTGCGTTTACCGCTGGTGATGCGAATGGTTCGTCTATTACAAATTACAAATACGCTCTATCTACCGATAGTGGTTCTACTTATGGTTCGTTTGTTGCTCTTTCTCCTGAAGATGCTACGACACCTATAACTATTTCTGGTTTAACTTCTTCAACTGCTTACTACATCAAACTTAAAGCCGTTAATGCGGTGGGTGATTCTGTTGCTTCTAATGCCGTAAGTATTTCTACACTTTCAACTCCTGATGCTCCAACTTCGTTGAGTGCTGGAAGCATTACAACAACTTCTGTTGCTATCTCATTTACACCAGGCGCTCAGGGCGGAAGTGCAATCTCCAACTACCAGTATGCGCTTTCAACGAATGGTGGTTCTACTTATGGTTCTTTTACAGCGCTCAGCCCCTCGGATGCTACAAGTCCAATCACTATTACTGGTCTAACTGCGGCAACCGCTTACTCTGTAAAGCTTAAAGCCGTAAACACATCCGGTGCTGGTGAAGAATCTTCTGCGGTTGCCTTTACGACAGCTGCAATACTGCTAGTTGATTATCTTGTTGTTGCTGGCGGTGGTGGTGGTTCTGGTGGCGGAGGTGGTGCTGGTGGTTTGCGTTCAACAATTACTGGGACTGGGGGAAGTGGTTCCCTTGAAACGGCATTAACATTAAATTACTCAACCAACTATACAGTAACTATTGGTTCAGGCGGAGCGCAAAATGGTGGTTGGAACTCCGCTCCAGGTGGCGATGGTGTTGCTTCTGTATTTAGCACAATAACCTCAACAGGTGGTGGCGGTGGTGGTGCAAAAGAAGGTGCTGGTCGCGCTGGTGGTTCTGGTGGTGGCGGTGGTGGTCATGATTCTGGAACATTTAGTGGAGGAGCAGCATCTCCAAGTAATCAAGGATTTGCTGGTGGTACTGCATTTGCCAACACAAGCGGTGCACGAGTTGGTGGAGGTGGCGGTGGTGCGAGTGCAGTGGGTGCTAACACTTCTGGCGGCACTCCTGGCGCTGGCGGTGCGGGTAGGGCGGTGAGTATTACTGGAGCTTCCGTAACATATGCAGGTGGTGGCGGTGGTATGTGCGAGAACGGAACATCTGCTGCTGGTGGCGCAGGCGGTGGCGGTCAAGGTAATGGAACAAATGGAACAGCAAATCTTGGTGGAGGCGGAGGCGGAAGATTTGGTGCTGCTGGTACTGGCGGTAGCGGTGTAGTCATTCTTAGATACCCAGATACGGCTACTATCACTATTGGTGCAGGTTTAACAGGCACAACAGCAACTTCGGGTTCTTATAAAGTAACAACGTTTACTGCTGGTACTGGAAATGTGAGTTGGGCATAATGACTTGCCTTTTGATCATTAAAGAAGTATTATAGAGGGTATATGGCTATTAATTTTCCTGATAATCCAGTAACTAACGATGTTTTTAGTGCTGCTGGTAAAAGTTGGAATTACAACGGTGTTGGTTGGGTTTTAGTCGGGGTTGTATCTAGCGGTGGCGGTCTTGATGTGTCTACGGATGTATTAGATGGCGGGGAAGCTGATACAATTCAATTTCTTGTCATGGCTTCAGTTGATGCCGGTGGCATATAAAGAATATATAGTGTAATATAGGAGGTATATGGCTGTACAAATACAATTCCGAAGAGCAACTGCTGCTCAGTGGACTGCTGCTAATACTATTTTGGCAGAAGGCGAGCTGGGTTTAGAAACAGATACTACTTTTTATAAGATCGGTACCGGCTCTACTGCTTGGAATTCTTTGGCTTATGGTTCTATTCAAGGGGCTATTGCCGCAAACGCTGTTACTACAGCAAAAATTTTGGATGCTAATGTTACAGCTGCTAAACTTGCAAGTGATGCTGTTACTACAGCAAAAATTCTAGACGCTAACGTAACTGCAGCCAAGATTGCTTCTGATGCTGTTACTACTGATAAGATTGCCAGTAGTGCTGTAACTGCTGATAAGATTGCTTCTAATGCTTGGACTACGAATACAGTTATAGATGCTGTTGGCGATTTGCTTGTCGGCACTGCAAGTGATACTCTTGGTAGAATAGCAATTGGTACAAATGAATTTTTATTAACATCAAATGGTACAACTGCTGTTTGGTCTAAATTTAATGAAAGTGATGATCAAGTAATTTTGGCTTCACAGGTATTTTAATTACATAGGAGATAATAATGGCAACATTTAGTAAACAACTTCTTTCAGCAAGTACTGATGGACGCGCAATCAAGGTTGTTGCAACAGCGATTGGTTCCTCACCAACTCTGATTCATACTGGTTCTTCAACAGCGTCAACACTTGAAGAGGTGTGGATTTATGCACAAAATAACCACTCAGCAGACGTTGCTTTGCGACTTGGTTTTGGTGGGGTAACAGATCCTGATGATATTATTGAATATACAGTAAAGACTAAGGGCGGTTTGTTCCTTATAGTACCTGGCTTGATTCTTAAAGGTAATGCTTCAGCAGCTTTGACAATCCGTGCAGCAGCAGGAACAGCAAACGTTATTTCGTTGTCAGGATACGTTAACCGAATCACAGCATAATTTATGTCTCGTATTAAACGGAACACTACTGGTGGTAAGGCTATTGCAGGGGGTGCTCTTGCTCCTAAGTCTAAACGCCCTAATTCTGTTTTTCAAATTGATGCGTATTCTCGCGGTGGCTCATCAGGTAATCCAATTTCGTTTGCGTTTATTGCTGGTGGAGGCGGTGGGGGTAATTACACAGGTAACTACAGTATTGGCCCTGGTGGTCAAGGTGGTGGTTATAGGGCTGGTGGTGTTGGTGCTGAAAATTCTGGAGGAGCAACTGCTAATTTAGGTGCTTTGGAAGTAGCAAGTGGTACACAACTTCAAGTCACTGTTGGTGCGGGTGGCGGAGGTAATGCTACGGGCGGAACCAGCCAATTTGGTTCTTATACTGCTTCTGGTGGATTGTGTTGCGGTAGTGGTACCAGTAATGCTGGATTAAATTTTGGCTCTAGTGGTTACTACGCAGGAGGCGGAAGTGGTGCAACCAACTCAGGTTACACAGGTGGCAATGGAACAATAACTTCAATTAGAGGAAGCAACGAATATTTTGGTGGCGGCGGTGGCGGTGTTAGCGCCGCACCTGGCAACCCATGTAGTGGTTGTGGTGGTTCTGTTGGCGGTGGTGGCGCTGGTGGTGGTGGTAGTGCAGGTTTGTATGACCCATCATATGACGGTCCACCTGTAGGTTCTGGAGGAAGTGGTAATACGGGAGGCGGCGGTGGTGCTGGTCGTGGTGGTTCTTGGCAATATGGTGGGAAAACGGGGAATGCTGGCGGTTCAGGAATTGTAATGGTCCGCTATGCAGATAGTTTAACAATTACTGTTGGCGCTGGCTTGAGTCATAGCGCAGGTACTACTAGCGGAGGTTTTAAACGACATAGTTTCACTTCTGGTAGTGGAGTGATAAGTTTCGCATAATGGCACACTACGCTTTGATTAATGATCTTTCTATTGTTGTTGATGTCATTACTGGCATTGATGAGAACGAAACACAAACTGATTTAGATGGTACAGTCGTTGGCGGCTCTTCAGAAGCATGGGAAAATTTCTACGCTTCTAGACCATGGTTTCAAGGATTAATTTGTAAACGAACTTCATACAATAACAATATCCGAAAGCGTTTTGCTGCAATTGGTCATACTTACAGCGAAGAATTAGATGTTTTTATACCCCCAAAACCTTATCCTTCTTGGGTTTTTAATGCAGAAACTGTTGACTGGGAAGCGCCCATCGCTCCTCCAGACATGGTAGGATATTTTGTATGGAACGAAGAGCAGCAGAGGTGGGAAGACTAACACCTATTGGTTATCCAAGAACTGGGACAAGAACCCTAGAGGCAACATTAGGGTTTGCTTTTCCAGGATTACAAATTGCTCTTACTCAGCATCGTTTGACACCAATGACGCAATGCCCAAATGTAATTTGTATTTTTAGGGAACCTTTAGAATGCATTTCTTCTTGGATGACAACAGACCTTAGAGAAGAAGCAGACCCTCCTAGATATTGGTCGGCAGCAGAAAGACTTGAGTTTTATATTAGGTTTGCTAACAAAGCCATAGAATCAAACATTTTTTGTACAACCTTAAATCAACTCAGAAAACACCCCAATCGGGCGATGTTTGAATATTCTCAAAAATATAATTTACAAGATCCTGAGTGGGTACACATGGTGGAAATTGATGAATTTGTTAAAACAACCTATCCGCTTCATTACCCTCATGCTCATACACATAGCAAAACAAAATTTTATGACGAAATTCAAAAAGAAAAATTATTTGACGAAGCAGAAAATATGTATAAGATTTTTGTAGATTTAGTAGCAGATATGGTGGATGATGATGAGTGATAGAACAAATACGGCATTTCAGTCAATTTGGTTTTTTACTGGTTTGCCTGATGAAGTTATAAAAATTATGGAAAAAGAATTACTGAAAGATTTTGAAAAAGATATTAAATCCTCACCAGTGAATCTTCACGTTGGGGACGGGTTCAGCGAAGTGCGAAAGGCAAAACATTCATGGGTTAGAAGTTCCCATTGGATGGGTGGTTTTTTATGGCACTATATTGAACGTGCAAACAGAGAAAATTTTTTGTATGATTTAAAAGGACTGGATAGCGAACACATTCAGTACACCGTTTATGACAAGGGTGAGTATTATGAATGGCATAACGATGGCGGTTTAACAACTTCTTATAAACCACAATTTGTTGGTAATTCTACCGATGGTGTGGGCGACGATTTTGTAAATCAAAACAAAGAGCTTGTCAGGAAACTTTCTTTTTCGTTACAACTTTCTAACCCAGAAGATTACGAAGGTGGTGAGCTTGAACTTATCAACGAGTCAGGTGAGAGTTATATTGCGCCGAAAGCACAAGGATGCCTTGTATTGTTTGATTCTCGTACTCGTCACAGAGTGCGTACAGTAACCAAGGGAACCCGCAAGTCGCTTGTTGGGTGGGTTCTTGGGCCTCGCTGGAAGTAGCTGTTATGTATAAAAAAGTTGACAATGTTTTTGGTAATTATTTTTTAAATTATCTACTGGATAAGATAGAAGCACCTGGCCAATTCCCTTGGTTTTTTTATGCAAATACTCAAACAGGATCTTTGCCTACCGAATTCAAAAACAGCGGTTTCAGACACACCTTGATTTTTGATGGAGTTAACCAATCCCCGCATACAAATTTATTTTTACCAATTGCTTGGAAAGTTTCAGAGATAATTTCTAAACCAATTCTTTCAATTGACAGCTTGCATGTCAATATGATTTTTAATCACAATATAGAGCATGTTGGGGAGCCACACTTGGATGTGCCCAAAACAGAAAATGAAGAACATATACAATATACGGCTATTTACTACATGGATGACACTAATGGGTGCACGACACTTTATGATGACAAACGTGTTCCTTTTCTAAAGAACCCATCCACAGCAGACAGTTTGTTAATATTTTCTGCGGACATAGAGCATTCTGGAGGGTTGCCAACTGACGCGATAATGCGTAGAGTTGTTAATATAAACATCACATGTCCTCGGTAAACAATTCGCCCGAAATCAATGGGCTTTTTCCAGTACCGGTTGTTCGTTATAATTACATAGAGGAACTCAATGATTTAGAAATTGAGTGCATAAACAAAGAGCTAGACATTGATATAAGTGCGACTAATAATTACAATAATCAAAACAGCCATGGCTCTGCAAATAATTACGTTCTAGATAAACCTGAACTTCAAAATATTAAGGAATTTTGTACTGACGCTATACATCATTTTGCTTACGCAGTTTTGGATATTACTTCTAAAACAAAATTTTATATAACTCAAAGTTGGCTTAATGCGTCAACATTTGGTGGTGGATCAAGAAGTCATACTCATCCAAACAGTATTTTTAGTGGAGTTTTTTATGTAAAATCTTCTGAAGAAGATAAAATCATGTTTACTCATCCATATTCGCAAATGAGTTCAACATTTGAATATGCTGAATTTAATCCATTTAATTCTATGAGTTGGTGGGTGCCGGCTACTCAGGGGTCATTATTACTGTTCCCATCATACTTACCTCATGGTGTTCCAGAAATTTTTTCAGAAACTAGAGTTAGTTTGGCTTTTAATACTTTTTGGTATGGAGAAGCCGGGAGAACAGATTTTCGTGAAATTTTATATTTGCCAGAAGTTAAACAGTTTTAGGTAAAAATATGGAAATTGTAGTACAACAACTTTTTTCATATCCTATTATGATTTTTAATTTAGAAAATACTTTTAATAATTTTTTTGAAAAAGAAAGAGTAAATCAAACTTGGTCCCAAAATATCAACGATCATTGTGTTAATAATTATTCATCAAAATCAATGAATGTTTTAAATGGTTATGAAAATGAAAAAAACACATTGATGGAGTGTGTGAATTTATATAAAAACGAAGTGATGAAATGGCATAATTCTGAAATCAAAATTACGACATCTTGGCTGACAAAAACTGAAAAAGGTGGTTTTTCTAAAAGCCATTCTCATTACAATTCTGTAATTAGTGGTGTTCTTTATGACGCTGCGAACGGTTCCGATGGTGTAGGAAACATCATTTTTTCATCGCCAAAACAAATATCAATTTTTCCTTGCGAGCCATCAACTTATACTTTGGATAATTGTACGGAAGCTTGTGTTTCTGCTCTTAACAATCATTTGATTTTATTTGAAAGTTCACTTAAACACTATATTGGGAGACACGAATCTGAGCAACCAAGAATTTCTTTGGCATTTAACACTTTCCCAGCAGGACAGATTGGATCAAATGATTCATCGCTAAAAATAACAATTTAATATATTTATCCTAAAAATAAATTTTAAACTATAATGTGAGGGTGAATAAACCGGCCCGGATTTTTATATTTATAGCTATATTTATAACTGTGTTTGCTTTGAGCGGATGCTCTCGTTATCGCTATGAATGTCAAGATTATGCAAACTGGGATAAACCAGAATGTAACCCGCCGATTTGCGTTCCAGATGGAACATGCACAAAAGATGTGCTTAAGGAGGCTCCATAATGAGTCGTGATAAAAAGCGTTATACAGGGGATGAACTTCACGCCCGAATGATTTTTACTGTAGCCATTATTTTGGCAGCAGTTTTTGCTATAACAGTCATTGGCTTTGTTTATGCTTTGATGTTTGTTACACAGCCAATCGGTCAGCAATCGCCAAACGATTCTGCTTTCATTGATTTGCTTAAAACATTGACTGTATTTCTTACCGGTTCGCTTGGTGGTCTGGTCATGTCAAACGGAATGAAATCAAAAAAATCACAAGAAGACAAGGATGGTAACGGTATTCCTGATCACATGGAAGGTGGCTGATGTACGAATACCGTGTAAAGAAAGTTCTTAAAATTGTAGATGGAGATACGATTGATGTTGACATTGATTTGGGGTTTAATATTTCTTACTATCAGCGAGTTCGTCTTGCTGGTATTGACACTCCAGAGTCTCGGACAACAGATAAAAAAGAAAAAGAATTGGGGTTGGAAGTAAAAGATAGATTAAAGAAAGCTATTGATGCCGCTACAAAAATTGTAATCAAAACAGAAAAACCTGACAGCTCCGAAAAATATGGTCGGATTTTAGGCTGGGTATTTCTTGACGATAACAAAGTTTCCATTAACCAAACATTGATTGATGAAGGCTATGCGTGGGGTTATATGGGCGAAACAAAAGTTAAAGACTTTGATGCGCTTTTAAAGAAGAGAAATGGAAAGAAGTAATGAAGGTTTGGATTGACCAAGACCTATGTACTGGAGATGGACTGTGCGCAGAGATAGCCCCAGATGTATTCATCATGCTGGAGGATGGGTTGGCGTACGTCCAAGAGAATGGGAAAGTATATTCAAAGCTGCGAGGGAACCCAGAAGGCGCAAGTGGGTTGGCTTCTTTCGCAGACGATAGGCTAGCCGATGTTATTGATGCGGCTGAAGATTGCCCAGGTGAATGTATTTTCATAGAAGAATAAAATGAAAATAAATCTTAGAAAAGGGTGGTGGATCATTGTCCCCGCTTTTGTTTTATCAATGGTTATGCCATTGGTTTCGGTTCAAGCAGCTGTAGAGCCAGGACTAGATGTAACTGTTTACAACAACTACGGGTACAACAATGCTCCGCCTTTACCCACTGTGTCTGGCAGACCTGTTCAATGCACGACTACATATCTATCTATTGACCAAGACTTTGGCAACAATATTTGTGGGCTGTATGACGACTTTATCGTTAAGTACGAAGGCTACATAACCGCTCCAACTACAGGACAATACACGCTGTATCTGCACGGAGATGACGGTGTGAAACTTTATATGGATGATGTCTTGAGAGTTGACGCATGGTATGACTCGGGAAATGCTGGCGGAACTACAGAACTTGCTTTTGTTGCTGGAGTTCCCCAAAAACTACTTGCTTGGTATTACGAGAATGGCGGTAGTAACTGGGTGCGTTTGGAGTATTTGGTTAACGGGTCATTCGTCCCAGTTCCTGAATCATGGTTCACAAAAACAAACGAATCTTCTACACCTACTACCACTACCACGAGTACAACTACTACGACTACTACTACAGTTCCACCTACAACCACAACAACAGTTGCCCCATACCTTAATGCAGTGACAAATCTGACGGCTGTTGCAAACGCAGACGGAAGTGTTGACCTTGATTGGGATGCGCCAACATCAAGCAATGTTGACATCTACGCTTATGGAGTTAGTTTTTACGACCTTGACGAAATTGGTGGGACAACATCAGGTGGATGGGGAGTTTGGACTAATCAAGGAACCAACTACTCACTAGGCGAGTGGATGTTTTCTGGAAGTAACCCTGTTACGACTGGATACGGACCTGTTCGTTTTGGTATCAAAGCGGGGAATCAAAGTTGTTTTTCTAATCAGGGTGTAGGTCCGTGTGTGTACGGTCCTGAAGTAACTGTTGATGCAACTGTTCTTGACCCGACTCCAGTAACTACCACGACTACTAGCACCACCACGACTACTACCACCAGTACTACGACTACTACGACTGTTCCGACTACTACCACAACAACTGTTCCCACTACAACGACTACTGAGGTTCCTCAAACAACCACAACCACTACAACGACTGTTTTTATAAATAACACCACTACGGTGCCAGAACCAGTAACCCCTGTAGAAAATGATTCAGGGGGCTCTACAGGCCCCTCTGAACCCGATCCAGAGCCAGTAGGTACCACACTCCCACAAGTAATAGTGATAGACCCTGAAACAGAATCCACAACGGTGACGCTTCCAACAGAAACATTGCCTGAAACCGAACAAACAGTAGCGACCATTCCAGAAGATGGGGAACCAACCGAAACAACCATCCCAGAAGAGTGGGAACCAACAGACACAACTTTGCCCCTAATAGTAATAGACCCAACAAAACCCGGAACGGTAGTAGTAATAATTCCACCAGATGATTATACCGTCACCGATGTAGAAGACAACGAGCCAATCACGACAGCCATACTGGATAACATTCTTGAAGATACATTCACGCCTGGCGTTGAAAT